CTATGAGCTCCCCCAGAAAACAGAACAGCCCCGTCTCCCAGCCGTAGCCAGACCACGTTTTGCGGAACGATTCAAAGATACTCGACCATGACCCAGCGATCGTGCCCTCCATGTCCAGAAAGTAGTACACGTTGGGCTGAATGTTCAGGCTCTTGGCATTGTTGACGGACCATTGCAGTTCGCCATCTGTGCCCTCGTAGTAGTGATACACGTGCACGATCAGCCCCGCTTTGGTTGCGTTGCTGATATGGTCGGCTGCATTAGTGTCCCGTGTCGTACCGTGACCAATCCGCACGACTACGGCTTTAATGCCGTTAGTCTTGAGATTAGCCCAGTCGATACTGGTCGGCTGCCACTCCGACACGTCAACTACGTTTGCTGTTGTCAAATGCTTGCACCTCGCTTTCTGTCCATGCATTACCTACGCTTTTAGCAGTCTTAATTTTCCACTGCAAGTTGGCAATCGTCTTTGCCTGGTCTTGAGCTTTTCTCTGCCGTGATTCATATTCCGAAGCATCGAAAATCTTATTACCAAACGTAATCGTGTCGCTATTGCCCGACTGTTTGTCTAGATAGTGCGTGTAGCTTTGGATTTTAACACTAACATCAAGGCCATAGCGATCACGCAGCCAGCCAGTATTGCCAATCTCAATATTATTTTTGATCTGGCTGTTATCCGCAAATGCCACCCAGCTCATTGAGTACTGCACATCCGGATAATCATGCAACGAGCTTTTCAAAGCGGCTTGCAAAGCATTACTGTCGGTAATCGTATCGCTAGTGTAAGCATCTTGCCAAATAGCACCAATTCCCGACTTACCAGCTAACGGACTATAATAGTCCGCCTCGCAGCTATACTGAATAGTTTGATTGCTAGAATCCTGATCTGAAGATTGCTCTAGCTGCTTGCCAAACCCATGAATTGCCGTCGCGAATGATGAGTAATCTTCAGTCCACGAAATATAGTTAGCGTTGACTCGATCCACAAACAAGAATGAATCCTTAGTACCAATCGTCTTAGCAATATGAATCGTCCGGTTGTCAAACCAATACTCACAAGCCCAAGCCTGCGCAATCGCTGATAAGATATCATCACCATGCCCAGCACCGATCATATTCTCGCCAAAATCATGAGGGTTGAAATTCCCCTCAATTTGATATGACAACGAAGTACCTTGAATCGCTAGGTCCATGCAACTATTAATTGACTGAACACCAGCTAGCGTATTACGCACGTAGTTATCATGCAGATCATGACTTATATGTGTAGCCGTAATCGTATAGGTTCGGTAATTTAAATTCGGCACTGGGTTTGAGACCGTCAAACGGTATTGTTGACCATCTGAGAGCGTAAATAAAGCTCGTGGTCCTAGTAGGTTTTCAGCGATCTTATTTTGTCCAGCTGCGTCAAAAGAAAACGTCAGAGTAGGAAAACTGTTGATCGTTTTCGTAACACTGACGTTATAAGCAAGAATCACCGATTCATTGCCATCATAGCCTTGAACTGCAATTTTGATCACTTAATCACCTCCTTAGTAGTAAAACCTGGTCTCAAACTTAAGCCTAAAATTGCTAGCACCATCAACATGCAACTTGTTTTCACCAGTCACAAAATCCAAATAGCCATGATCACAATCGTTATAGGCCTGCTGACCATTAATCAACGGCATAACACCATCAATGATTACTTTATCGGAACTAGAAACACCACGCTTAATCTGAATTGATTGCTGCGTGGTGTTATTAGTTATCGTAAAGCCATTCGGCGCATTACCTTGAAAAATCATCTTAGCTGGTCGCTCATCAGCTAGTAGCGGTATTAATCCCAGATTCCAAAATGAAAAATCACTTTGTGTAAATTCGTAGCTGATTTCGTCCTTGGGTATGTTAAGACCGAATCCCCATTCTTCAGCATTCCAATTAAGCGTGGTCGCAACTGATTCAGCATAGCCATCTGCACAGTCAAGATTGATTGCAACATCTGCTGATTGCCAAAAATTGCTTTGCTGAGTTGGCGTAACTGCTTCAGCACGAACCTTCCAGCGCATGAATGGAGTAATCGCATTAATTACATAAAAATCCTCATCTGAGCGAAAAATACGCCTTAATTCCAGCAGTTGCAGATTGTAGTCGGCCATGTCGACCGCTGTAATCACAATCGTTAATGGAATAACCAGATACTGACTGGCAAAAGTGGTCATCATTGAACCATATTTGCCAACTTGCTGATAATTATAAGAATTATTATTCAGTGGTACACTAAAGCTTTTGACCCGAAAGCCCAACGCGTCTAAATCATATTCAGTGCCGTCCTGTCGCTGAATGATAATCGTTGCCATTAGTATCCACCTCCTACCGGCATTGCATTCCCAACGGGAATTGCACCACCGTTGTTTCGAATAATAATTTCTTGTGCCTTCATCATCTTGTACTTTGGATAAGTCTGGCGTGCTAATTCTGAACTATCGACTTGGAATGTGATCGTAACGTCGCCACTCAAATCAGCACCGTTACTTACACTATTGTTTAAAGTTGGCGCTGGCATTGTTGAAGGCGTTGCGGCTACCAATTGATGCCCGGCCTGCTGCTGACTGACGATCATTCGATTTAACTTCGCCGCAAATCCATTTGGCGACTTAGCAGCTCGTGCCCGAATTGCTTCCAAGATGTAATGATCTGCCGTTTGGCGCGCTGGATTAATCGCCAGTTCGGGTTCACCTTGTACTTCACCGAAAATAGCCGGTCGATCTGCCCAGCCACCATTCATCCAGCCGTGGCCATTGCCGACGTTACCCCAGCCGCCTTCGCCGCCATGTTCCAGACAGTTAATTGCGGCTAAGATTTGGTCATAACCATTTAAAATTTGACCATGACCTTTTACAGCCCATGAGTTAAACGTTGAAGGAATAAACTGAAGTAGGCCTTGTGCTGGATGACCAGCTGCGGAGTTAATGTCGCTAATCTGCTGTGGAATAGTCGGATTACCACCGGATTCGGTTTGAATTTGGCGAAGCAATTTATTGATCTTACTCTCAGTAGCTGTTACATGCAGTTCCTTAAAGGCTTTTTCAATATAAGGACGCCAACGTTCTACACCTGAACCACTAGGATTAGGCGGTGTTAATGCATCTTCAAGCTTTTGAAGTTCCTTTTTAAACCATTCGACCCCGGTCTTTGGTAAGTAATCAGCTGCACCATCACCAACTGTTTTCCAAATATCAGTTGCGGTGTTTTTGCCTTTATGGAATAAGTCAGTCAAGACACCTAGCGGGTCTTTCAGGGCATCCTCAATAGCCTCAAAGGTATCACCGGCCCAGTCCTTAACATTATCCCAAGCAGCCGAAAGCCAGCCTTTTTTACCAGTTGCGTAACGATTTAGGCCAAATAGTTCTGCCGTCTTCTTGGCCGGAATAACCTCATCACCACGATTCAAGAAAACTAGCTGATTCCGTTCTTTAGGTATTTCAACTTGACCATTTGTACGAACAATCGCTTCACGGTAAGTATCTCCGCCTTCATCATTAACTAATGCCAACTCATCGCGATCATTAGCCGACGTTCCGTGTACCAGCTTTTTAAGCTTTGGCACCGTATCTTTTTTACCACCAAAGAAATGAATTACTGAGTTAATTCCGTCGACACCTGTGTTAATGAAACCGATAATCTCATTCCAACCAGACTTGGCCACGCTCTTTATCCCGTCCCAGATTCCAGAGAAAGCTGAAGCTAAGCCATTCCAAACATCTGACCATTTCTTACAGATTGCGTCTAGAATGTCACTCATCCAGTCGCGAATACCACCGAAAATCTTTTTACCAGTTTTGCTAATTCCGTTCCAGACATCACCAACAAAACTGCTAATCGCATTCCATGTCGTGCTCCAAACACTCGATATGCTTTTCAGAATTGGCGAAATTACAGACTCAAGAGCTTTCATACCAGCTGATACAACTTTTTTAATCGTGTTCCAGACCGTTGAAATAACCGTACCCCAGAACTCAACTTCACGTTGCCAAAGCTTAGTAATAGATTTCAATCCAACAGAAATAAGCGACTGAATCAGCTTCAACCCCGCTTGAACTGGCTTGGAGATTGGCTTCCAGATTGCACTAGCGATCGTTACTAGCCCGTTCCATGCATTCTGCCATACCTTTTTGACTTGTGGCCACAGCTTGCTGATCGCTGACATAATACCCTTGACCAACGGTCGCATGATCGTAATTCCAATCCCGACTGGCAAGGCGAGGGTGTAAACAAACGCCATAATCGCCGCTTTACCAATCTTTTTAAGGACGCCGCCTAGCTTACTAAGCGCTTTGCCGACAGTGTTAACGATCTTGGAGAACTCTTTAGCGATTGCCTTTTCCCAGCCTAGTTGGCCAGTAAAGAACTTGCCGACGGTCTTAAAGAAACTCTTAACCGCAGACAAAGCGGCACTGAAGCCGTCCTTAACACCGGAAACAACCTTGTTAACACCGTCTCGGAATGTCTTTGAATGCTTGTAGGCGGTCAGGAACGCAACACCTAATGCGACGATTGCCGTCACGACGATACCGACTGGATTAGTTGCAAAGGCGTATTTAAGTAAAGCCATCGCGCCTTGCAAGCTCTTAATGCTAGTTACGACGTTTTTAATCGCAGTGAAGCCGGCAAGGGCCTTTTTAAATGCATTAACAACAGTTATTGCACCCTTAGCAGCCACCAATCCTGTAACAACTGAAGTAATTACAAGACCAAGTGCTTTTAGAGCCTTTTGATGATTAGCAAGTCCTTTTAATGCACTATTAAGTTGCTTAGCAAAGCCTGAACTGTCCTTTAGTCCTTGAAAAGCACTTATGACATCTTGAACAGGAGCGATCATACCCTTAAAAACTGTCTTGGCAATTTTTCCTAATGTCTCAAGCGCTGGTACAAATGGCTTTAACCATTTTCCTAAGCTTTCAAAAGTTTGCTCGCCGTTTTTCCCAAGAGAACTAAACCGTGATGAAAGCTTATTAATGTTTTCGCCAATACTTGAACCTGTTAGTGTTTTGACCATATCGTCAAAACCACGAATAACGGCTTCCAAGGCAATTTTAGTACGGTTTTTTAGGTTTTCCATTGCAGTGCCAATACCGTTAGTAGCATTCAATGCTGTCTTATGGAATCCGTCAGCACCGCCATCTAATTCAATGAAACGCTGGTTCAACTGTTTCATTGAGATTTCGCCAGAATCCAGCTTGTTATACAACTCTTGAGTTGATCCACTTGTAATCCCAAAAGATTTAGCAACTTTCTGCAAAGATGCTGGCATAGTTTCTTCAATCGATCGCCAGCCCATCATATCAACTTTACCGTTAGCCAGCATTTGCTTATACTGTTCCAGCCCTCGAGAAGCATCAGCTGTTGAAGCATTGGAAGCTAAGAAGGCATCGTTTAGTGCCAAAGTAGCTTTGGCTGCCTCTTTTGCATTATCCGATAACGGCATGAAAACTTGAGTAGTTTGCGCTACTTGATCAAGCGAAGTTGGCAAGCCTTGAATCCCATTCGACAGAGTTTTAATTGCTGCATTTGAATCTTTAGCACTAGCCCCCATCGACTGCATAACTTTTGGGAAATTATTGAGCGTATCATAACGACTAATTGCTCCTGAAAGTTGGTCAGAAACAGCTGCTGCTGCCTTAGTAGCTATTTGATAAACACCTAATCCTGTCGCAATACTTTTAACACTTGATAACATGCTTTTAGAGCTGCTGTTCACGTTATATTGTGCTCGTCCAAGTAATCCAATATGTTGTTCGGCAATTGATGTGTCGGCTTCAAATTTAGTTCTGTGCTCTGTCGGAACCTCTTCAATTCCTTTTTTAATTTGCCTAATTGGTTCAGAAGCATTATCGTTCAACTTTACGTCTGAACGTTTTTCCTTAGGAATCTGACTCAAAGCATGTTGAAAATCGACAATTCCTTTATCTTGAAAATCTGTTAACAGCTTAACTCGTTCTTCTTTAGGTAAGAGTTTCAAGAATTTGTCGAATTCTTCGATCCCCGCTTTATTGCCAATGGCTCGTAGCTCAGTGCGCGCTTCCTTTGGCAAGTGGCGAACATCTTCAGAAATTTCCTTAATCTTTGCTTTGGCAGCTTCAGCATCAACGCCAAACTTGACTTTATGATCTACTTTACCGAGACCATTAAGGATATCTTTTATTTTTTCCGTATCACTTTTCACATTATCAGTTTCGAGATCAACTTCAATTGTAACTTTGCCATCCGCTGCCATAATTTACCTCCTTCCTATTCTGCAAATAAAGCATCGAGCATAGCATCAGTTCGTTGCGTCTGCGCATCAACCGAAGCCCCGTCGGTTAAGCGGTAGTACTGTTGTTGTTCCATGAGTACGGCTAGTTCTTCGCCTTCCAAGCCGTCAGTCGTCCGTTGCCTAATAGCGACGATCCGGCGGAATTGCGTGTCAGGGCCTAGCCCATCGAGTAAAGCCTTGAACTTGTCCCAATGTAACTTGCCCTGTTCTTTGATTAGGTCAATCCCATACTGTTCCATAAACGATGCATAGATCGCCGGTGCGTCCTGTTGGAAGGAAAAGTACCTAATTTGAGCTTGATCGCCTTGTGAGCTTGCTGCGTCGCCGCCGTACGGGCTAGCACTGACGTACTCACCTAGTAGCTTAACCACGTTCATTAGAAATTCTGGATCGTCAGGGACTTCCTCATCAAAAAAGATATGAAACGCCGCGACAATCTTCTCACCCTCGTCAAAGTCAGCATCATCGAGGAGCTGGTAAAACCGCAAGACGTTGTCATAAGACAGGTCGATAGGATACTCACGGCCTTGATAAGCAATCGATTGTGTTAGTTCTTCGGTAAGTGAAAGCATTTAATCACTTCTTTTTACGGTTGTCGTGGCGCCGGTTATATCGGTTGAGCTTTTGATCTTCCTTGCGTTGATTAGCATTATTAACTTCTTCGTTGATACGTGAGAATACATTGGCTAGCGATACCGTAGACTTGCCTAACCGGTTGTACAATTCCTCACCCAAGCCCGGTTCATCAAACAGCTCATCAAATGCTCCTTCCATCAGATCACGGGCAGTTCCCAGGACGTTTTCTAGGCGTCCTTTTGCTTCTTGACGCGGTAACTTGGCCAGCTCGTTATCAGTTAGCTTATCAGCCTCTTTGAGCATCTTATTAGCATCAACCGAAAGGCTGGACATTTTGCTGGTGATATCGTCAGTTAATACGACCGAAGCCTTCTTAAAACCAAAATCAACTTCCAGTTGTGTTGCTTTGTAATCATCTAAGTTAAGAACTAATGCCATGTTACTTTCCTCCAAAACTTAACCGCCCCAACTGGTACTGTGTATTTCGCAGGCGATTTAATACGTATTATTAATGATTTTCACCAGTGGGTACAGATGATGCTGGCGCCGTCACAACAGTTGTGGCGTTGCCAGTCGATGCGGTTGCATTAAGCGTAATACCGTCAATCTTTGGTGAAATCGTATCGTTTTCATCAGCTACCGTTACCGGAATCGGCGTTTTAAGCTTATACAGTTTGCCTTGAATATTAACCGTGAAGGTTAATGTTGCCCCGGCATTCGAGTTACCACCATTGGGTACCAAAGCAGAAATTGCAGCAACCCCAATCATCTGATTACCATCAGGGTCAACAATCAAGAACCGGGTCTCTAGATCCGTCCCTAGCTTATTTTGCAAGCCAATTACATATTCTTGGGCTGGATCGTTAGCCATCTTGACCCCAGTAAAAGCAAATGAAAAACGTTTACCAACAACGTCTGTCGAGCCAAAGCCCTCATCGTCAAGATACGTGTTGTTGATCGTTGTTTCATTACCAGAAAAGGTTGTCCCAGTAAAGCCTGCCCCCAAGCGGGCAAATTTAGCATTTGTCAGATCACTTAGATTAGTACCACCAGTCGTATCAATAAAGTATTTGTATCGACTGGCAAGCACAATCCCATTAGTTTTTACTGTCATTCTTTAATCTTCCTTTCTATCCAAAAGTTTCAACCTGGATCGTAAAATCTAAGACGTAGTTAAGCGAGCCTTTAAGGTCAACCCCTGTCATCGTTGGAAATGACGATACTTGTGCTTGGTCATAGATAAACGATCCATCCGCACTCTCAACGTGGAAATCATCGCTACCGACTAAGTTAGCGATCTTCCACAGTGCATCGTTAATTTGGCCTTCGTCAGTGCCACGCATAACCACTTCATACAGGAAATCGACAACCTTGTTACCGACTAAATCCTGTGAAATGACTTGTGAGTTCGGTAAGACCAGCAATCCAATTTCCGGATCCTCTTTACCAGTTACTGCTGTTGCGTAAACCGGTGCAGGTAAATCAAGCAAGTTGATCCGGTCAACTAGTTGATCAGTTAAATCCATTTGTGCCTCCCATCAGGCTCCTCTTAGCCACGTCAGCCCATTGCTTGCTGTATAACGCCTTTGCCCGCAAATCCCACCGTTTAGACGCTCTCGGGTGTTCTGAACGGGTATAATTGCGAACTGGAGCGCCATTAGTAACCCCGTAAAACTGTGCCTTAGCGTAAGGCGTCGTGTAAGTGATCTGTGAGCCGTTAGCGTTGATGTGCACCGATTGGCTCAACGTACCGGCTTTATACGGTACAAACTGATCCATGTCGGCCATCATCTGGTTAGCCATCACGTAACGCGCCTTATTAACGTTAGTGGTCGAAAACCACCGGTTCAGATTGAGATTGATATCAACCTTTGCCATTAGATCACCTCCAGTTCGTACGAGTAAACCTTGTCCGAGTAAGGTTCACGGTTGTCAACAAAGGTTGTAATTGCATAATCACGGCCTTCGAACGTTAAATGCCATCCCACACAGTCAGGCGTGAGCTTAGGCAATGGATCCGATACTCCAGCAAACAAATAAACGATCGCGTTAGCTGTAACCGTACGATCGTTATTTGATCCAGAGTAGATTGTCTGTGGTTGCACCATTACATGGTTAATCTCTTGTGACTGTGTTAGCGGTTTACGATACTTATCCAGCTTGCCAGTTGGAATGAGCATCGTGATTGTTTGATTGCATAGCCGTTTAGGGATGCGGGGTAGCATCACAACACCCCCCGATAAAGCAAACCATGCTTACCGAGTAGCTGGTAACATTCACGGCAAAGGCCGTGTTTAGTGGTGGCCACAACGCTACTATTCGGGTTTAACTCCAACCGGCCAATCTTGACTGATTTAAAGTCCTCGTTTTCTTGTTCGTAGCTTTTGGTGCTACCGATAAAAGCAAAGTAGTTGACCTGTTCAGCGACAGCTCGTTTGAAGTCACGAACCCGCCGTTGATTACGATCGTCAGCCAAGCTATTTAGCTGGTAGTAGTCATGAGTTGCGTCATCGATGGCGTACTCCGCTTGTTGCTCAAGAGCACTAAACTGTTCTTGGGTAACCGTAGCACTAAACGATGAGTACTCATTAAACGTTAGGTAAGCCATCGACTAGCCCTCCTTAGTGAGATTCAGAACCGGATGCTGGCTTGATTTGCACGATCTTAGCATCGTTCATAATGGCAACACCGTAAATCTTGTCGGCGTTCATCTTAGTCAGCTTGTGGTCGATATCTCGTTGGGTTTCGAAGTTAACATCCCGCTTGAGGTAAGTCTTCATTGCACCCGGAAGAACTGCCAGAGAGTAACCAGTAGCCAGCTTCCGAGTACGGACGATTTGCCAACCGAACAACTCACCAAAAGTACCGTTAACCAGCACGTTGTCGCCTAAGTCCGTTGCACGCGTCCAGTTGATAGATGCAAGCTTCCGCAGGGCGTTAGCATCCTTCGGGTTCAGGAACAGAACGCCAGTTTGAGTGTCATCACTTTCATAGTTGAAGTCAGACGTGTTATCGATCAGTTGTGCGCTGATTTGGTCAATCAGATCAAGATCGATCGCGTGGTTTACAGTCAGCTTAGCCGTCTTAGCAACGGCCAGGATGTCATTGTCGACCTTAGAGCCGATGGACATCCCAATCTGCCGAACAGCTTCACCTGCTGGATCACCGTAACCGGACAGTACAGCTTCGTCGGTGAGCTTAACCCCGATACCAGCCTTCTTGAGCGTGACCTTTTGGGTCGTAGTCGTCAGTTGGTTGTAGGCGATTGCTCCACCTTCGGCCACGTCTTCGGCGTCACCGATGTACTTGTAGCGTGGTACCGTGACCGTGTCACCTGGATTACCTTGTAGAGTAGTATCGATTGGTGCGATCGATGAGAAACGGATCGCTTGCGGAAGTTGGGCCTGTAACATCTGGGCCATGACTTCCGGATCAATCATCTGTGCTAATTGAGTTAAGACATCATTTGGCATTTTTTATCTCTCCTTTATTCATTTGTCATTGCTTCGTAAGCTTCGGGGTTAGCGTCCTTAAACGCCTTGATCTCTTGATACGATGCGTGCGCCATATCAATCTTTTGATCAGGCGTCGGCGGTACACCTCCACCTGTAATCCGGACCTTAGATTCTGGTTGCGGATCCTTTGGCTGCGGTTGTGGATCTTCTTTGAACATGTAGCCGTCAGATTCACGCAAGGCTTTTAGTTGGTCATCAAGCCCGGTCAATTGGCCATCCTTGACTTCCACGCTGTCAAGGTCAAGTAGGGATGACACTGCCTTTGCATTCCGTGCACCAGCACTAGTCAACGCCTTATCAACCAGGAATGACTTCTGCTGGGCGGTCAAATCGGCTTCGTACTTTTCCTTCGCCTCTTTGTTGGCCTTTTGCAGTTGGTCAATCTCAGCCGTGAGTTCGTCACTGTCCTTAACCTTGCCCTTCAAGTCCTTGAGCTGGTTGTCACGATCGTTTAGTTGCGATTGCAGGCCGTCTTTTTCGCCAGTTAGAGAGTTGACCTGCTCCTTCAAACCGTTAACGTCCTTGCCGTTTTCGGCCATGATGGCGTTGATTTGTTCGTCCGTTAGCTTCATGTCCTTTAAAAATTCACGCTTCATGCTTTATCTCTCCTAACGTTGTTTTACGTGGTTACGTACCACGCAGATTGATTGCATAACAAAAGAGCCTTTTTACGACGTGCTCGGGTCGAGTTGTTTAAACCTTTTTAACTATCTTTTCTCGTGTGTAATCTCTTACTAGTAGTGGTGTATCTCTACCAGCATTAGTCTCACTAATAAATTGCCGCAGTTTCGCCTGGCGTGCTCTGACTAGAGTTTTAGTCTGACTAATCATCTTGTCATCGCCCAGCTGTTCAGCCACCGCTAGACGCTTCTTAGCATCCCTGATCGCTCGTTCACGTGCTCGTTGCTGTTGAACTACCTTACCGTTAGCAATCGCCTCGTCTGGATCGTATTGTGGCTGATTATTAATGCTTACGCCTGGTTCGTACGGGTACAGTACGTGCCGGCAATTGATACCTTGCGTGCCTGACAGCTCACCATATCCGTGATTGTAAATCGTGTCGTATTCCGGATTAAACGCCGGGTCACTAGCTGGCACTAGATTAACCACGTGCCCCTGAATCGGTGCACACGCTGGTCGGCTGCTAGGGTGTGACGACATCAAAGCTAAGTGCATATCAAAGTCACTCATGCGTTGCAACCTAACCTCGTTAAAGGTACGGTTAACAGTCGTGTTAACAACCATACGTGTATAGCCCTCAAGCGACCAGTTGCGTCCGGCCTTGTCAGTTAGATTGGTCGGTAAGCCTTTATCAACTATGCGATACATTGCCGACTCAACCGCGTCTGCGTGTGTCATCAAGCCGGTCACTGTTGCGGTGGTTGATTCTGTTAGCACTTGACGATATGCTTTTGTCACCGCCGATTGACCGTAGTTACGGCTTACCAGCGACTCATTAACGTTATTTTGTAAATCTGTCCACGTTTGCTGTGCAATACCGCTGACCAGCAAGTTAACCTCGCTTGATACGCCGGGATGCTTGTCGGTTAATCGCTCAAGCTGGCTATCAATCTCATCTGTAATCGCCATCCCGTGAAACTTGATCATATCCTCAATCGCTTGTTTGCTGATCCCGTCCTTTTTAGATAGTAGATTGATTACCTGGCGATTGAGTTGGTTAATCTTGCTTAGCTGTTGAGCTTGCCACATAAGCACGTCGGCTTGATCCACATGCTTGTAATCGCCCTTTTGCAAAGCATCGACAATCAACTCAAAGATCTGTTCTTCAAGTGCTTGATAATAATCACTGATCTTGCTAGCTGCTTGTTCAAACCGCTCACGTGCTCCCATGATTATTCAGCTCCTACATCATTATCACCATCTGGATTACCCGTCTCTTCAAACGAGTTACTGTCTTGCTCTGGTTGCTCCTCGTTGAGTTCGACTAACCATTGCTCGGCTTGCTCTTCATCAAGGCTGAAATTGCGCATCAGGAACCGCTTCTTAGGCATGACGCCCATTGTGACAGCTTGGCTATCCTGCGTAAATTGTGTTGTCTTGTCAGTAAATACTCCGTCGGCGAAGTCGATGTTAATCTCAACGTCTTCGGGATCACCTGACCATCTAGCCTTACCATCATCAAACAGCTCGCCACACTCCATCAGCTCCAGGATGGCAATAATCAAACCTTTAATCTGCTTGTCTACTTGGGTCAAATAGCTAGACCGTGTTTGATAGGTCATTGAGTTGTTAGTGACAACTTCTGTTGCTGTCTGAACGCCTGATGGTGTGCTAGTAAACGTACCTTGTGACAAGCCGATCGCATTCTCAAACTCTTCCAAAAAGAAATTCATAGTCGCTTGGTACTGTTCGTTACGGATTGGAGTTGTAAGATCAGTGATCTTCATCTCTTCCTCCCCGTACATTTGTACGAACACGTTTTCTTCTGGGTCAAAGACCGGCGGACGTTGTTCATCAATCTCGTCATTGCCGAAGGTCGTGCCCGGCTTGAGCATTTCAGCCGGTACAGCAACGCGTCGTTGACCCATTTTGACTTCCCAGTAGTAAGAATCGTGTGTTTGATTGATTGCATCAATAATCTTCTTGCTGTTGTCAACGAGGCCTAAGCCTAACGGACTATCTAATCGCTTGTTGTTAGCGCCAGGCGTTTTAAAGTAAGCAAACAATGGCTTAGTTAAACCGGTCAGTGTTACCTGCGGTTGGAGGTTCTTATACTCGTCTAGCGTATTAAGCGGCACTTGAATACCGACTGTGTTGATGTTCTCGGACCGGTACAGTTCGTTAGTGATCTGATAGCTACCGTCGCTATTCCACTGATGGAATTCTAGTAACGTGTAGTAAACATTGCGATTGTTCTCCGTTACCGTCGTTTGACTAGCAATAGCTGCTTCGTCAATCTCGTTTGTGTTGGAATGCAACGGGTAAAACTGGCTAGCATTAACCCACGCTAGCTTGATCTTGTCGTCTTCCACGTACGGCCTAATCGCACCGCCACCTAGCGCAATCCCTTCTTCCAGTTTCTCTTCGTACTGGTTAAAAAAGTTATTGTCGGCTAGTATCTCGGCGATTTGATCGTTGGTTGAATTGTCGCCAACCGTGATTGTGCATTGCTCGTTAAAGATGATGCTTGCTAAACGGCGCGCAGCCATCTTAGTCACGTTAATACTGATCAAGTCACGGCTCATAAGCTCCCCGTACGAGTTAAGGTATTTAACTCGGCCTAGATCATCCCGGTAATAACGCTTAGCCATTCTGATACGTTCGTACTCTTCACTTGCGATAGAGATACGTGGATCGTCAGTGATGTTATTTAGCTGATTAACCATCCCCAGCTTGGCACCCCCTTTCCTAAACCAATTTCTTATCGTGCTAAATACGCTCAAGTGATCACCTCCCCCACTTCAAGCCAAAGGCCATTTCATTGTCACGGCAAAGATACTTAAAAGCGTCGACAGTATGATCATCTATCTTAATTACCTTCGGATCATCGCTGTTGAGTGTCTTTTCATCCCACTGATACTTGCGGTGCTCTTCGATAAAGATTTGGTTGCTATCGTTGTCTAGATAGTAAAAACGGCCTTGCGCAAGTAAGTCTTGCACACGGTCGACCATGTCAACGTTTTTTAGTTTTTTAACCTTGTGCCAATGGATGTTGTAGTCGTTGTAAAACTGGTTATCCAACGCACCTTCGGCAGAATCGATCGTCAGCTTACGAGGCTTTTTACCAATCCACGTGCCAACCTCTTGAATGAAGTCGTGGAGGTCTTTTGCTAGTTCACTAGGCGGTTTCTTGTGCGACTTGCCTTGCGGTGAGTAGTAGTAGGTCCGTAACAAGATCACCTTGTGTTTGCGTGTTAATCCATAAGCGCCACACGTGGTGGCGGAAATCTCATGACCGGTATCAACGGAGTAGTACACGTTGATGATCGGGTCATCAGCTGGTAACTCGTCGAGTGGCTTAAAGTTATCCATGTTATACACGTTAGTACCAAGGCCGACAACCTCACCTAGATACAACCAACGGTAGTAATCGTAGTCGTTAGCTTTGTACTGTTCGATCATCTTAAGCTGTTGATCAGTAGTAAAGCCTAATTCGTCGTCAAGATATGTCGACGTGTCAACCAAGCAATCTGGATCTTTTTCGCGCTGTGCAATCCATTCGTTGATCCAGTCGTAAGGATTTTTAGGCGGGTTGTACGAGTAGTAGACCGTCACATGATCCACGTAGTCTGGTTTCTGGCGAATGAACGTTGGATTGGCCTGATCAAAGACATCCGGTCCCTTGAAGTTAGCCGCCTCTTCGTACCAAACCGCAATCACGTTGTCTACGATGTTGGACTTGAGTTTCATTGGATCGTCGGCGCCGTAAAAGTAAAACGTGCTCCCCGTCCGCTTATGCGTAATACGCAGCGGTGACTTGTAGAAATGATACTCATCATCCATGTGCAGCATGGTGAGTGCCCACCTAATCTGGCTATATACCGAGTCATGCAGATAGCTGGCGTTTTCTCGCACGCAGACTACATTGACCTTGCGTCCCAGCATCGTCCAGTGCTTAACCTTAGTGACTAATCGCAAACTGATCACTGACGACTTAAAAGACCCACGTCCACCTTTTGCGATGATATACGGTTTATCGGAGTTCCACAGCTCGTAAAAGTGAGGATTGATCATGTGGCTAAGCTTTATCTTTGCCATCATCAATCCCTCCAATATCATCAATCAGTACTGTCTTATCGCCTGTATCATTCTTGCCAGTCAGCTCATCCCGTTTCCAGATAGCCGTATCAGCCTCTGCCTGCAGTTTCTTAAGCTGTGCGGCAACCATCGGATCATCAAGAGGATAACGTTTCATGATCTCACGTGCAGCTGCTGTACGGTCTTTAATCAATGGCGGTCGTTTAATTGTGCCGCCATCTACGCTATCGGGTATCTCTTCTGTTTCTTCGCCACGCAGCACTCGTGTTAGATACTGGAGCACTTCCTTAGCGTCCGCAATCTTATGCGACTCAATTTCGGCCATTTTGGCATCAATATAGCGTTTAAGGTTAACATTAGTTAATAATCTGCTGGAAGCTGCTTTGGCGGAACCCTCAGTCTTAACTCTATATCCTGCTCTGATGTAAGCTTGTGTGGCATTGCCACTCTTGATGTACTCATCAGCAAACAAACGTTGTTTCTGTGTCAATTTCATGGCATCTGCCACACCACCTTTCAAATTTAATGGGGATGTCTGACTTTTAAGACAGGCGGCTTGATAGAGTACTCAACCGGCTTGTCTTTAACTCGTTCTGGGTGCTGTTTACGATATATCTTGTCGGCTAGTACTAGCATCTTATGTTCTTCGTATGAGCAGATACCCCAGTCTCTGTACACTCTCATCAAGTCACTTCCTTAGCCAAAATAAAAAGCCAGCCGTTAAGCTGACTTTTTATTATTCACATTTTCAAATTTTTCTTTTGCTTCTTCTGTGGATCAGATTCAAAAATCATTGTAATTGATAACATAGAAGTTTGAAATGCGTATGTTATAAATAATCCCACTAAGAAAAACCATGCATAAAACAAAATAGTAGTAATCTGTAATTTATACTCAATTAGTGATTGCATAACTATAGTTAAAATTAAACACAAGAAAGCGCTACACAAAGAGCTAACTAATAATCTAGGAAGGTCATTTCTATGCTTTGATTTAGACAACTCTGTTATGAACCTTGTCTTTTGCATAGAAATTATCATACCATAAAACGCTGAATAAAAACCAATTACTATCGATAAAAAATTAACAGTTGAATCTAAAATGTTTGAAAAGCCCCTTAGCGAACTATAAGTAATTCCATACTTCAGATTAAGCCATACCATTAACAAGAGCAATACCAACCCTACCAAAGGAGGAAATATCTTAAAAAGTTTTCCCATTGTTTTCCCTCCCCAAAATAATTTTCTAATTTATATTTCTTAACGTTTCTTCAAGTAGTGATTCTGTCCTGTCCTCACTTTCACGTAAATAAATATTTTTCATTACATCTTCCACAGAATCTGGTCTCAAATGCATTTTCTTGGTTTTACCATCTTCTGATTTTACTGAAGAAAATTTATGCGTAACAAATAATTTTCCATTAATAAGATCATACTTTTCGATAGGCATATCTCCTTCTTTTCCTCTAATAATAGCTGAAGAAAAAAGGCTTTTACCACTTTCTATATTTTTTGCTAGTTCATGAATATCTCCAGCCTTTAAGGACTTGTTTTTTGGCGACCCCGCAGATAAATTAATGCTTATTCGAGCGCCACCAAGGCTATCAAATAGCTGTTTGAATCCTCCTAAATATTTTGCTATTCCGGTAGAAAATTTTTGAACATTTGCATTTGCAAATGTTAACTCTAAAGTTCTGATATTATCAGATTTTTGAATTCCTTTAAGCGCTTTTTTGTCCGGCACCGGTTGAAACTCTAGAGATAGTTCTTCAAAGTCATCAACATTGAAATCTTCTTTTGCTTTTTCCAATCGTTCATACATCTTTTTTAAATAAAATGCAACTCCACTAATAGATAAACTATGAAAATTTCTCTGAATGAATAAAATACAATTTTCTGTATCGAACAAACAGTTTATGTCCTCAGCAATATATTCATCTGCATCTAAATCTAGATCAGACAATTCATCTACCTCTTGTCGAGTAACTGCTATAGGATCATCTCGTAATTTTGACATATGAAAATACAACAATTTCATATTTGGAAATTTTCTTAAAGTTGCACTATCAACTATAACTTCATGAAATTTATCTAATCGTGTCTGTATTCCATATTGAGTTACAATTTTTTTATCACGATCATTAATTTTACTTATCGCTTTTAAAAGTTCCTCAATATTTAATAGATTGCCATCACTATCACATGTCATATATACTTCAAATTTTACCATTTGTGTTTTTGAAGCCAAATTTATCATCTCCCTAACATTATTTCACTATCATTCTATCAAAAAAAGAGAGCTTAGTTGCTCTCTTCAGTGAAATAATATCAGGTGTAGTTTAACGTCATTTCGGACATTGGCGAGCATTCGGAATTGAACCAAATTATCAGCAGATTATACCTTTGACTCGCAAAAGTGCCGCAAGGACACAAGGCTGTATGAATTGAAATATTAAATTGGCTTACCGTGGTTGCACGGCAATGCATCCTGCAGGAATCGAACCCACATCTTCCGCGTAGCATAGCGGCTGCTCGCCCATTGAGCTAAGGATGCATAGCCCGTTAGCATTGATAAGGAAAGCACCAAGCCAACAGGATAATGCAAAATTATACAGTTTGTAAAATTTATGCCATCTCTGGCAAAGAAAGGTAAGGGACTCGCACCCTTTTTTGCGCTGCGACATGATGGTTAGAAACGCAGTGCCCGCCTGGGACCTTCCAGCCAGTGAAACTCTAAACACTGGCAATTGCGCTGCTGTGTGTCAACGCAATACCGCACGGCGGAGTTGAACCGCCAGCTGATGGGTACAGCTAACCGTTTGCGGTACCAATTTAATGGAGATAATGTTTGGGTCCAAAATGCAAATTTAAGGTTTCCCGCATCAACGAGAATGCACCGTGCAGGAGTCGAACCTGCTGACCACCGTATTTAGAACGCTGTTATCCAGTTTAATGTAATCCGAATGAGAAAGGAAGATACTTAATATTGCCAGAACATAATCAATTCAATATTAATCTTAGGGTGCAGGAAGTGGTCAATCCGATCGGTGCACAAATGATATTTATATCACGATACTATTATTACACGAAGTAGCCCCTAGTTGCATCCTAAAAATAGCCTAACTTTATCCTAGAAATCGCCTAGTTTGAGTTTTGATTTATAGTTGAAAAATAAAAAAGAGGCATGTTTTCCAGCCCCTTTTTACGCACCCCTATCGGTAAACACCGTGTGTTAGAATCGAACTAACCTGCTAGTCTTACATACACATATACAAAGATATGTCTGTCTAATACTTTATTTTTGGAAACCTACTGACTTTTTTGAAATAGACATGTTGGAAGTCTCTCTATGGTGAACGTACCTCGCCGTGCCCAAGTGGGTCTTAACCATAGATTGAGTGGATGAAATCTGAGTCATTGTGTTCAGCTAGCAGCCATTCACGGTGCAACAGTATTAGTACCTTCCGGTACGCCTTTAATGTACTTCCATTCACCGAAAATTACAATAGAATTATAAAAAAACTTGTAATCGTGGGAGTATTTGTTGATTGACATGATATAGGGCAGCAGCAGCCTCCATACATTGAGCAAATTGGCAACACGCACGCCGATCAAGCTTGTACCAGGTGGCATTACCAGCAATATGAAGTATATTTCGAATTTCCTTGACTGGTACTCGTTCAATATACCGTCTTCTCATAATTACATAACTCACACGATCACAACCGTTAATAGCATATTCAACCGCTTGAACGGCCCTTAAACATTCTGCATGCTTAATAAATCGCTGTTCAACCCCATTATCAGTGCTACTTCCAACGCCAGTCACACTTAGAGATGGCGATTTCAGTTCTCCCCATGCCCCAGACAGTCGTTTCAGTTCTTGATAATTATAGCCATTGTAACATTCTCGATCACTAAAAAAGGACTTAACGGCTTGTACTGTTGCTTCACGGTCAATAGGGCGGAACTCATCATCATTTATCGTCTGCTGCTGAACCACAATGCCACTCTCCTCTGCTATAATTGATGGTGTTGATTTATCAGAAGGTCGTGCCATTGTGGTGCGGCTCTTTTTTGCTTATCGACTTCTGCACCGTTCGGCCAAAGATAACTGTTACTTCAAGTTCACCATCTAACGGCTTGCCGTGATAGTTTTCCTTCGCCAACTTGTGCAGCTTGCGCTTAAACGTGGCAGTTTTAGGCGGGTCATACAGTCGAATACCTTTGCCGAACCTTCTTGCTCGTGGCCTTGCTTGTGCTCCCGGTTCAATCGGCAAGATCAACTTGATCATTGGTAAACATCTAATGAGAAAGCTACCAACATGCAAATTGACATGCTAGCAAAACTAGTCGCGATAACTTTTAAGCCGATTAAGCCGTTAAACCAAAACGCAATAACGAATCCAACACCAATTGATACCATTGAAACGACCATCAGCGCATAGAACAACTTTGCTAAAACTTTCAACTCTATACCCCCATATCGTGCATTAAACTTGCGTCTACTTCGTTGTTTCTGTCCCAATGCCCGGAACTTTTCATCACTTGTACGATTGCCGGGTCAATACGCAGTAGGCCATCACCACCGCAGAACGGGCACTTGCGCTCGATTGCGTCCAGATATCCAGTGCCATCACACCAAGCGCAACTCTGCTCAGTGTCTAGCAGCATTTTGTCTTTCGTTAGTTTCAGCACTTCGTTTCCTCCTAAAGCATCTTTGATCGTACGTCTGTCAAACCATTGAAGTTCAAAGTGTGGTCCGCATTAGTCGGAATCAGCCGGCTAATCAGTTTAACGTTGTACATTGCCCGCAATTCCTCAACGGTATTGTTAGTTGTGATAATCGTGTATTTCTTGCCAAACCGCGCATTATTGATGTCATACATCAGTTCCTGCATAGTTTTGTGTACTGGCCGAATCGTGCCTTTCATACCACCCTCAGTGCCAAAGTCATCAAGAATCAGCACATCCGCCGCCTTAGCAAATTTGACAACCTGTTGAAGCTGATTGCGCGCTTGACCGTCGCCATCCATTGAGTGATAGACAAGCTCGAGCATTTCATCAGTCGCCAGGAAAAGCACATCAACATAGCGCTTATATTTTTCAGCACCGTCTGGGTGCTTAATGTAACCCCACCGGTAACCGTGATGCCTAACATAATCAATCATGGCGATTGCTAAGCTTGTTTTACCCGTTCCTGGTGAGCCTTCAAACATGACGTTGAACGGCTTGTCATCAGGCGTCAGCATTTGCTGGGCCAGCTGTTGAGCTTTTTGCTTTAGCTGTTCGGCATTCTGCTTACTGATTTGCTTGGACGAGTCCCAACTGCTAAAATTAAAGGCGATCGGAGTTCGGCCAGACCAAAGGCTTTGCTTATAAACATGGTCGAATTTCTGACGCTTAAGCCGTTGATTCCACTCGCCAACGTGCTTATCGTTATTGGCCTTCATATAGGCCTTAACTTCATCTTTATTATCAAGGTCAACCGGCAACGGCTGGCCTTTTTCTTGTGCGATTCTTTTAAGGTTCGCTGAGATGGACGCCGCCATTTCAGCTACGCTATGCATTGCCATAGCTCCTGCTCCTTTCTACAGTTGATCAAGTGCATCACTAATTGGAATTGCCTTTCCTGCCAGATAATCAAGCCGATATCGTGTATTGCCTTCTTGATCGATAGGCTGAACATAGTAAGCCTTCTGTTGCGGGCTAAGATTCTTAATCCCTTTAACAGCCACGTTGATTTCGTTCTGTGTCCATTTGCCATCAACTAGTTTCTGAGCGAACCCGCCATCGTTTTGTGGCTGTTGCAGTGGCTGATAGCCTTGACTGTTAGCAGTCGAATAGTCATCATCAAAGCGACCATTGAACCACGTTGAGCCGTTCATTGGATGCAGCCATTGATTAGCTGCCAGGTATGCTTTATATTCGTTCAGTTTCCGCAGCAGATAATCATCAGTATTGTCTTTGGACTTCTTCCGCCAAGCTTTATAGTGCCGAAAGGCATCTTTCTTTCCCTGCTTCTTTGGATAGAGATTCCAAAGTTCGTTGAAGGACTCAGACAAATCAGCGTCAGCTGAGACGGCGTTAGCCTGTTTGTTTGTAGTACTCTCTGAAGTAATCTCTGTGTAGTCTATGGTATTGGTTGTACAGGTTCTGTTCATTCCATTGACCAGATTCTGGTCACTCGTTGTACAGGTTCTGTACAATCGTTGTTCAAAATCCGACAACGTAGAATAATCAATCGTGTACCATTTGGTTTTATCGAAGCCAGCTTTGTTGTAGTTTCCAGTGATAAGCAGCCCTTTTTTCTCTAGATTATTGAAGTATCTAGTTAGCGTGGTCCTTGATTTAATCCAAGGAAACTGCTGCATCCAGTTTTCCATTGAGTTGTAGACCCAGTATCTGCCTTCACGATAGTTTTGCCTTTTTTCGATCCAGTAGTGGATCTGCTGCAAGATCACTGCTTCATCTAGGCTATTTAGCATTGCAGCCAAACTTGGCAAGACAATTAGCGGTCTTTCATCCAGTAGAAGGTTGCTCATTTCTCTGCTCCTTTCTAGCGGGCATCCCACCCACTCGGTGTTCTACGTTCACTGACGGCTGATGATTAGTTAAAATGGCAGTTCATCTGCATTTGGTGCTTGTGGCTGTTGTGCCTGACCATTAGTAGGCATAGCTGCGTTGAAACTTGCCTGGCTATTAAATCCGCTATTTTGAGCCTGTGGGGCTTGTTGACGATATCCAGTAGCTTGACTGTGGTTGCCACCAAAATTGCTCTGACGTGAATTTTGGCCTGATTCCGGCCGAGTCTTGCCGTTTGGCTGACTTCCTTCTTGTAGCAACTTGTGGTAACCCTTGACACGCAGATACCAGTTACCGTTTTGCGATTGTTCCCAATCGACAGTCACTGCTAGCTTGCGGTTCTTCATCACACTGGCTACCTGTGGCAGATTCTCAACCGCTTTACCACTAGGAATTCCCGCTGCAATCATAATTGTGTTGAACCGGCGGACCGATAAGTCGAAGTGATCTTCATCATCGTTCCAGACAGCGTAATCAAAACGAATTGGAGCACCGGCATATTGGCCGTCCAGCACTTCATAGTTGAATTCGACCATTGGGTTTCCACTCTTGCTGTTCTTTGCTTCTGCGCTAGTGACACGCACGTTGTACGTGCCAGCTTCCTTCAGGCTCTTTCCAAATACATTGTTTTCGTCAGTCGTGAATAGCATTATTGATCCTCTTCTTTCTTAATCAGTTCGTTAGCTTTAATTAATGTGCGGTTATCAATCCGGTTTTTAGCGTGGTTGCCATGCTCAGGATCCAGATCGATAAGTCGCTCGCCGTCTTTGATATAAATCCGTCCAACTAAGTCGAACATCGATGTGAAAGCATTGAACGTCTTCTCGTTCATATCGGCTGCGAACCGTCCCTGCATCTTATCTGGCCCGTTGTCGATCTGGTGAGCCGTTGCATAGACAGTCACGCCAGAATCGCGCAGATAGGTACCTAATTGACGGAACCACAACTGCAGCTTCTGGTAATTCTGGCGGTTGTCCTTAGATGCACCATCGATGTTCTCCAGCACCATATTCTGGAGCGCTGTAACGTTGTCTAAGCAGACTGCTTGATAGCGTCCGGAGCCAATTGCTCGGCTAAGCAGGTCGCCTAATTCCTGTTGCATGATCGGCATGTCATGCTCCTCCAACTTGAAGACGTCGATTGACTCATCACCAATCAGCACATTGGTCGACAGGTCGAAACTGAATACCAGCTTCTTACCTTCAAACCCTTTAAACAAGCTTGTCTTACCGGTCCCACCGTCACCGTAGATGAAGTACATATGCGGTGTAGGCGGAATCTTACCAGCTTCATAGAATTTCATTACTTTTCTCCTGTCGTCTTAATCATCACTTTGACTTGCTGCTGAACCGTCACGGGCACTAGTTCGCCATTCTCATCAACGCAACGACCATCATCAAGCACCGTCAGGGTGGCCTTATATTTAGCCCAATCAAGTTCCTTAGTTGTCTTAACGAATTTATCGTCGACCAGATCAACCAGTTGCTTGTCGTTGTGATCGTAGTGATTGCTAGTGCGCTTAGAAACGGTCCCGTTTCGGCTCTTAAACTTGTAGTAAGGGTTCTCTTCATACTGACGCATGTAGAAATCGCTAATCAGCGCTTCAACATCCGCAATCTCTGTACTACGCCGATCAGTTTCCGGCTGATACCAAGCAGCTGTATCCGCAAGCTCACGCTCGCGTTGTTCATTAGCCCACTCTTGTTCTTCTTTCAGCTTGCGAAGCCGGTACAGTTTCTTATGCAGCTCTGCTTCGTTCTGAATACGCCCATCTTGTACTTCCATTGCTTGTACCTCTTTTCAGTTTTTGATGTATAATGCCTATATAAAATATTTTCTTCGTTAAAAGGGACGGAAACCCCTGCATCTTGTCTGGCCCGTTGTCGATTTGATGTGATATGAAATGATCCTCGCTAAAAGGGGACGGAATCACTTTGGCCATGAACCAAAACTAATTCCTGGTTCAAAAATCAAATCAACATTGCTGTTGATCGCCTTCAGCTTGTCCTGCTCGTTAAACAGCCAACCGGCGTATTCTGGATTATCGTTCAAATAACCAACTGATAATCCGTCAATAATCCAATCTGTATGAAGTGTTTTTTGTTCTAAAGTTTCATTCATGTTATAATCACTCCTGTTCATTTATTTGTTTTCGGCACTACTGGCGAGTAGTGCTTTTTTTGATGCTTGAAACAGTGCTTTGTATTGCAAACAATACGATCCAGATAACCGCGAACCAGTTTGCTTTGATGAAGTGGTCAGTCATGTATAGGTAGACAAATCCTGCACTGAGAGCTGACCAGACTAACGCCCGGAGCGTTCCCATAGTCTCACCTCCCGTTCCAACTTATCGATTCGCTGACATAGCAGCGAATGATCAATGATCATCACTAGTAAAATCAAACCGCCAATCACCGGCGCAAAAACATCAAATTCCATTAGCTAACTTCATCTCCTTTCTGATTTGACAACAAGATATTAATAATCAGCTGCTCCATGTCTGGAGGTAGTTTTACTTTTTCGAGGTCATCAATACGACGTCCACTGGCATCATAGTTTTCGATAACATACTCCATTGTGCATTTCTCCTTTCTGTTACAATTAGTTCATCTCCCAACGAAAGGAGGTGACAGTATGGCTATAGCAACTCTAGTATGTTCTATTATTTCTGCGTTAATAGCAGTAATAAATGTAACTATTACAGTTTGGTCTTCTATTCTTGATATAGATATCAACCATTCCATCAGTACTAATGGCAACAATAAATTTTTGAGAATCGAAATAACAAATAACGGTGATATCTCTACTAAAATCAAAAGCTTAGTTGTTGAAAGCAGCACTGGTGTCTTAAGAACATCCTCTGATACATCTATGTTCGTTCCATTTGCTCATCCCGAAATATTAATTGGTCATCAATCTGTTAGGTACGGCTATCTAGTTACTAACAATGAAATAATTAAGAAAATCAGTATTGTTTTCTCAAAACGAACATCGTTAATAAGCCATAAAAAAGTCATTTTTTTAGATTGAAATACAGCGTAATTAGTAGACTCACTAAAGTTACTAATTGGGAAAATAGTATCCATGCCATCAAGACAATCACTTCCTTCAAACATTACTTTATTGTTCGTAACGCATTAGCTAGAGTTATATTCGCAGCAGCTTGTTCTTCAAGTTGCCGTGCGATTTTCTCTAGCTCTTTTTTGGTTTCTTGATTCATCTATACTCCCTTCTTCCTGGTTGTATACTTAAGTCATCTCCTGATGAAAGGAGGTGAAAATATTGAAGTTAAAACATGATTGTGTTCGGTATGTTCTGCTTTCATTAGAAGCACAGGGAATAGGTATGTTTCATTGTGGAGTCGAGCTTTCTCAAATGCTTCCAGAGCTTGTCAACGATCAATATTCTGAAGACGATATAACGTATACTTTTTTGCAGTTGCTTGATGGAAAATATATAAATGCAAGGTACGATAAATACGCTTCTGGTTTTTCATTAATAGTTTTTGATATTACTTGGTCTGGCCATGAGCTTCTTGACTCGATTCGCGATGATGAAGTATGGAATCAAACGAAAAAAGCAACCAGTACCTTAAAATCAGTTTCAATTGGTGTTCTTAAAAACGTGGCTACTGCAGTTCTTACGGGAATTATTAAACAGAACACTGGCCTTCCGCTTTAAGCAGATTTGATAGTCATTACCATCAATATTTACGAAAAGGTTTCTCAAGGGATGTCCCATCTCTTCTGAAAGCCTTTTTCTTTCTTCATTAGAAATGGTGGGTGCTATACCATAGTTTCCATAAGTGGTTGCTAGTAGTTGCCTATAGCCGCCTTCTACGGTGTAATAGATGGCTCGCATGATCCGTTACCTCCTACAGTCCTAAATCGTCGTCTTCACGTTCAATAAGCGGTAAGATGCCGTTCGCCTTGAGCAATTCGTACAAGAACAAGCGACCCTTTTGCGTCCAAGTCGTGTTGATCTTTGTGTGCACGCGTCCGTCATGGCCTGTGATTGGAATGGTCCGACTAGCGATGTAGCCCTTGCCTTGATACTTGGCATATAAGATCCATTGATTGTTGACCTTACGCTGTACGCCAAGCTCTTTCAGCAATTTGTTGAAGCTCACGGCACTCATGCCATAATCCTGAGCTACCTGTGTAGTCGTGATGTCGTCCTTACTATCGATGATCACGTCTACGTAATTAGCCTTCTTATTAGCTACTTCCAGTTCGGCAGACAAGGCTTCGATTTCCCTATCTTTATCAATCAGACGTTGGCCGGCTTGCATCAGAAGTTTTCCTAACGCTTCCTTACTGTGAGTAATGTCGTATGCTGTCTTATCTGTCAGATATGCCCCGTGCTTGCGGATCGATGGAAGGACTTTAGTCGTGACCCAATCTTGGAACTTTTCGGCAACATGATTATTTGCCTTGATTGCCAGCTTGTAAAATTGCGGTTCGCTGATGTAATCGCCACGTTTAATCGGTTGTCCAGAAGTGGACAACCCTAAATATTCGTTGACTCGATTCCAGCGGACTACTTCGTTGCCACTTTTGGCAACGAATGAAATTCCCAGCCCAATCGCAGATTTTTCTGCGTCAAACCAAATTGAGCCGTCTTGCTTAGCTAGAACTGGAAGATTGATTTCGCCGTAGTTGAATTGTTTAATTTCTTCGCTCATAATTACTTGCCTCATATACGAATTAATGCGTATTTTTACTTTAAAAATAAAGATTCTAAATCAATGCGATATAACTCGCACATTTTTAGAATCATCTCAAGCGTTACTTGCTTTGGGTCTTTTTCCCACCTACCTAGCGTTTGGTTACTTACCCCTAGCTTTTTCGCAGCTTGAATCTGAGTCATTCCAGCGTTGACCCGTGCCGCCTTCAACGTCAGTGCCAATCTATCATCTCCTTAGATACCGAATAGACTGAGTAAGGATAGAATGAGGATCCCTACTAACAGCCATAATTCGACTCTTTCTCGTGTTTCTTTTTTCATTGCTTATACTTGTCTATCAAGGTACACTAAAGCTCGGGGAGAATTAACTCCCCTTGCTTTATGTTAGAGCCAATCAATCAGATGATCGATCAGCAAAACGATAAAGGTAAGGATTTCCAGCCAGAACCGAATCGTTTTACGTCGCTCAGCTTTTTGTTGGGCTCTTTTTTGTTGCCTTGACAAACTGCTATGCTCCTTTCCCGTTAAGGTCTTGTTCAACCTTACGAGTTATATATTAATACGCATTAACTCGTATTACAACCTTTTTTTCGCATTTTTTCTAATTTTTTTCGAGTTATCGTAAAAAGATTGTTAAAATATAAAGAAAAGGAGCGAAACGAATATGGCTAGAACCGAACTGACACCGCAAGATAAAGAATATAAGAAAATCATCTCTTCTCGTCTTAACAACCTACTAAATTCTAGCGGTAGAAAACAAATTGATATAACTCGGCAAGTAGGCATCCCAGCTAGCACGTTAACCGGCTACTTTAAAGGAACTCGATTACCATCTCCTCAAAATGTGGCGAAATTAGCTGAATACTTCAACGTTGATAAATCTGCTATTGACCCCCGATTCAAGCCGACTCACGACCCCAAGGAAGACGATCTCAAGCCCGCAGCCCTCGCTGATGATGACACCATCTTTACTTTCGAAGGCAAGCCTATCCCTGAGCAGGATCTGGAATACATGAAACGGCTGCTGCGCGGTGGGAGAAAATAAGGAGGTGTTAATTAACATGGAAAATTTATCAAAGCGTTTAGTGGACAAAAGTATTGAAGCCTTCATTATGGGCCTTGAAATTTATAACAAACCCACAATTAAGTATA